TCGTAAAATATGGCGACTCACACTTTTGATAGAGCAAAAATTTTCGTCTGCGAAATTCGCAGAGTACGTAAAAAACTCCATGTGAGCATCTCCTTAGAGATTACATGTTCTGCGAATTTGGCAATGTTAGACATTATTGCCCCCAACCGTCGCCCGATTGGGATAACTATCGTTATTTATACTCACTAGTTTAAATGAGTTTAAAATCTTTTCTAAAATTATATCTAGCGATCAACCTGATATAAAGTACTCGTTTAACCTGAGTTCGGTGGGATATTTCTTTTTGGATTGACCCTCCCAAGGTCAGATAATTACCCCTGTCTCCCTGGGGTGGGGGGATATATTTATAAGGACCTTCCCAAGGTCCCTAAGGTTCCCCTAAGAGGGAACCGGATCCGCCGTATACCGATACATCGTTGGCACATTTTGAAAATATACCAAAGAAAAATCGGGCCCGGCACTGGTAAACACTTGAAGGACAGAAGTAGATGTAGTTCCAAATGGAACTAAAGCGTAAACAGCAAAGCCATCCTTTTCTGTGTTATCAACAGTTCGATTAGAACCCCGCGATCTAGTCGATGAAGAATTCGAAACAAACTTGTAATTGGAATACATTGGCAAAGAAATTGACAGTGTACCATTTGAGGTTGTATGACTTACTGCCATTCCCCTACAAGAAGGTGAAAGAGTGCGCGAAAATGAATTTATCAAATTGCGTGTCCCACCCTGCACCGTACGTTGTCCCTCCAATGTATAAGTGACACCTTGAGTCTCAACTCTAGATGCCATAAACTGGGGAGTGGAATCATTTGCTGTCGACGGCATCATGTAATAATTTACAGATCCACGCTGACCAACAAAACACAAAGAAAACCATGTGTAATAATTCCAGCCAACCCAGTTAAAATCCTCTGAGACTCCAGATATAAGTCCTACAGCTGCTGAACTACCGAGTGGGTCGTAACCCGGGTATAACGGTAGCCTATGATGAAACCAAACAGTATAGCAAGCAGCTGTAACAGTAGTAGGGAACTCAAAAGGTATGGCTGCATACGCACATGTTCGCTGACATAAAGTTCGTATTGAAGGAACTTTTTCGCCCATGTAAATAGTGGCAAGATTTGGATCCGATCGGGTACTCCCTCCGGCCATCTCAATTTCACCATTCATATTATATTCCATCTCCATACTTTGAGGAGTGTAAGGAGAGAAATTATAATCGGGTTCAGTGGGTCCTGCAAATTCAAAATTATCCCCAGCACGAGCAGAGAAAATAATCGAAGCAGGAGCTGTCCCAGTGGGGGAAGACAATTCAGTGAGAACTTTAACAGTAATATAACCATTATAAGTAATGTTAGTACTGGTGTCAAAAATTGGAACAGTTGTGCTATGCACACTACTCGGTGGTCGAATAGTTTCCAGATATTGAACAGTCTGCGACATAGGAACACGAAATTCCAGTTCAGTATTCTCACCTATATCCATAATAGTGTTGTAAACACTAGCAGATATATCGGTAACAGTACCAAAAGCTGGTTTTCTCGGATCCCAAGAAATCTGCAATCGACCACGGTGGTATTGAGAGGCAATAATCTTGATTCGATATATCATATCTCCTCGCCAATATTGAAAACACTGTGATGCATAACACGAAGGAAGCATTGCATACCGAGCAGCAGAAGTGATACTGACAGGGGCACACAAGCCAGGGTGCACCCCCCAATTTATCAAATCTGACCCTGTCGTAGCCGTTTCAGGCCATGAAATCGCAGCAAAAACTCCTTCACGCGTTACAAAAGAAACTATACTCATTGGATCATCTGGAGGACAACCAGTCACTCTAGGATCAATAGTAAGTTCATTCTTTGCATCAAGTGTTAATTTGTCAACAGATTCTGGAAGATCAGGAGCTGCTAAATTGGGTATAGCCGAAGGTTTGACATAATGGACATCAGAAACATCCTTTGTCTTGGAGTATCCCAATAAAGCAGCTGCTTTACCAATACCAGTAGCAGCCATGCTAGTGGCAGTTGCAAAAGGACCTATGACGGGAACCTCAGTCAAGGTATCAGCCACCTTGGCAATAGATGAGGCTGGTCGAGAGATGACTCCGTTCATAGCATACTCATCATTCTGAGGTGTTGATTGTAATGACAATTCATCAGTTGCGCCCAGGAGCTCAACATCCGACGCCCAAGCATAAGTGACTACATCAACATTGGCAGTTACCGATGTATTAGCTGATAACGTGGTCACATATGTTCTATAGATCATTTCGCCCATATCATCAAAATCTGTAGCACGAGTGGCAGCAAGCCAACTCCGTTGCCACAAGAAGGGAAGAACAAGTTCCCCTCCTTGGTTAGATTGAGGATATATCCAAATTCCTGGTCGCTGTGATTCCAGAATAGTTTCATCACCTGCTGCAATGGGTGCTGTATCGAACAAAGGCAAAGCCCTGTAAGAAGCACGAATTGCTCCATAGACAAAAGGAGTAGAATTGACAACAATCTTAATATGTAGATTACACCGTATACCAAAATAATTATCAAGTTTCCTCCTAATGATGGGATTAGTGAAAAAGAGCGTCCAAGGAAAAATGGAACGATTAACTGGGGTACCCAAAGCCACAGCAAAACCATCGATCTTAACAGGACGAGAGAAAAACTCGTTCAAGTGTAAGATCTCTGGATTATCAGTAGAAAGACTTGGTATGGTAGTTGCCAAGTTAACTTTAGTTCCCTGGTTATTGTCAGTGAAAGTAACAGTTTGCTCTTTATTTTCACCAGAACCATCCTGTGAAGTTTTAGGAGCAAGCATATCGACCTCACTCGACTGTAAAGTGTAATCTAACTCTCCTAGATCAAGAAGACCATTCAACTCATGATTGAGACCTGAATAACAGGATTTTGCAATTTTACTTTCGTCAAGTCAATGTTTCTCGATAAGAGAGGTCTGACTCAGAATCCTCTCTATCACTTGTGTCCTGTGGATCCAACCAATCCTTTCCTAAATAGAAACTTTGGGGAACGCCCTGGTGAGAATCCTCAATAACCCATTCTCCCTCATCGTCGACACTTTGATGAGAGCAGTAACTGCTATTGAGAGAGGAATTTTGGTTTTGTTTCGACATTTCCTCAAATGCCGCTTTGGCTTCACAATCATCAGAAGAGTCCCAAAATAAAGTTTTGAGAACATCAAATGGTAAGAATGAAGTGGGTCTAAAGTAAGCTTTCAACCCCAATTGGGTTGCAACTTCCTTTAGTAATTGTTGTTTCTCTTCAAATACTTCCCTTCCATAAAAGAAGTACTCACGACCAGCACCAGTAATTACTTCAAGGGCTTGCTCCGACTCTGAAATTGAGGTGGAGGCAACCCAAACAGTAAGCTGACGCTCGATAGAATCATGATCGAGAGGAGCTAAATATGCTCCTACCTCATTATTCCAAACCCAAGATCTTTTAAGAAAAGAGGAGGAGTAAATGGAAACATAAGGTACAGATTCAGATTCCTTGTCGGGCATGGTGTAAACTATTCCCATATCTTGAAAAGCACCAGAAATAGCAACATGGTTAAACCATGGGCATTCTGTGCTCACAGACATAATATTGTCATCACCATATGTCATTAAAGAAACAGCTTCTTTAAACCGAGTACTGGAATGAAGTGAAGGTATATCCCTCCCTTGTGGATTTAACATGCGATAAACATATCTCATGTATAAAGAATTCACAAGACTGTTAATTATAACAGTAAGAGGGTGCCCAGAAGGATTAGAACCAAAAAATTCCACAAGATCACCATTGAAATCAATTAGAGGGTAAGCAGTATCAACTGCTATTCCTCGCATGACCAATAGATCACTAGGTGAAATACATTCCGATTCTTGTGCAAGATCAATGAGAATATCAAATGCAGCTCGAATGAAGAGGGGACTCATCTTTTTGTCAAAAGATTTGTAATCTCCAGCAACGATTCTGTCTGCACCATGCTTAACCAAATAATCATGCATCTCAGTCCACTGATAAGACTGAACAACCGTACCAGTACCCGCTTCAAAAATGAAACGATTCTCCTGTATTAGTTTAACATGCGAGAGAAAATATTTTCTCACAAGCAACGACCAATCAAGAGGAGCACCAGCGAAAACACGGGTCTTACCAATAGTGGCTTTCTTAAGGGAAACTGGTTCGTCCTTAAGATGAGCACAAAAGTTCGGATATACCCTATCTCCCTCAAGATATCTTCGTAGCATATCATCCATGCGAGATTGAATTTCTTCGTTCACAGCAAGAGGATTCTGATAACCACGTTGTTCTTCTAAGGGTTCAAGAAAATACTCCTTACTCTTCTTCCATGGGTTACCCGCTGAAGCCTTAGTATTCATCTTATCGATGAATTTAACGCCACAGGCTCCATTGAGAGCTGTAAAATCATCCAGAACATGGATAGAGTCAAGTTGTTCCGGAGTTATTCGAGAACGAATATCCTCCCAAAATTCAAATTTAACACTTTCCAATATATCCGTCCGAAAATGAGTCACAGGTTGGACCATATCCATAGCAGCTATACGCCAAGGTTTCCATCCTCTCATAATGGGCTTAAAGTATTTAACTCTATACCCATGAGGAGATAGTAACGGTAACATTGGTGTAATAGTAACCATAGATTTTGGAGTAGGTCGAAAGCCATCAAAAGAACCAAAGATATTGCAAGATCCTTTATCAATGTAACGAAACACTGATTTGGGATGCAAAGGCAACAAGGTTCGCTCCTTAGACTGGGACGATAAGAGTGGTGCAGAAACACCAATCTCATCACCAATATTGAGACGATCCTTAGTAAGGGGAACACCTATGATTTCATGAACTTTGTTGTGACGCAAAGCATGAATACCTAGGATAACATACCCCTTAGGAGTATCCGCAATAATGAGAGATCCACAGTCACCATTCTCAGACATGAACTCCGGTACAGAATTGATGACAATATCATCAAAACCAGGTAGCTTAACAGGTCTACGAATAGTTCGAATTCTCTTAAGACTCATATGGGTTATTTCACCATTAGCATCTCGTTTGGCTTGAATCCCATCAAAAGCAACATTTATATCACTCTCTGGCATATATTGCATGATGCCCTTTTTAGGGGGCATCTGATTCAATGTAATAACGCAGAGATCAGTCTTGGGATAACGCACCACGTCAGATTCAGTGAAACTAACATCAATGTCAGAAGAAATACCGCCTGAGCTGTTGCACTGTCTTATACGCATAGTTGAAATTCCAGTCTGCTGAGGAATGCAATGGTTGTTAACAACGTACTTATTGCCTTTAAGGCACGTAAGTCGCATTACCATACATTTAAAAGCTTGAGTGGGCACAACAGCATAAACCAAATTCTTTGAGATACCCTTCAAAAATTGATGTATGCTCAAGGACTTTGATGAGGTAATTTGGGGAGTAAGTTGAAACGAAGTTAAACGAACATCCTCATTATACCAAACATTAGCATCCTCAATTCCATCAGATTTCGGAGCTGAGCCAATATCTTTCGTGGATACAGGTTCAGATTGTGGAGTAACAACATTATACATGCGGAAAGCAGCATACAGAGTTGATAAAACCACCAAAGTTCCCACCACAAATTCAGGTGTATATCGGTCATGAATACGTGCACCCATGCGGCGAATCTGATGGACTTTATAAGTACTCCATTGCTTAGCAGCCTTTAGATTAATGTATGCCCGTAAATGGGCATGCATCCAAAGAAAATGCTTAAGACCGGTGTAATTGTAAAGAACTTCAAAGTAATCCTGCCACAAGAGAAACATGCAGAATTGCATAAACCATGCGGAAAGGAACCCGAATTCAAAAACATGAATGGATTGAACCTCACACTCACATTTATCCATGAACTCACTGCATCCTGTACAAATAAGACACTCACACAATTTTGAATCTAAAAAACAATGACCACATATAGTGATATTATTCATTGATTCCAAATTGCGACGTATTGTTTCATTGTCCCTATCAAAGGCTTTAATGGTCTGGGAAAACCATTGAAGGAAAAGATTCACATCATTGGATGAGAAAATTACATCGGTTGATGCCCCTTGAATTCCATGGTGATCAGTTTCTGAAGGAGAAACTTTCTTAACCACCCAATTCCAACTATCCTGATATCCAGGTACAGTAGGAACTTTGGTAGAGTCAAGCATACCACTGCCATCATCACGTTGATACTCCTTTTTTACTGTTGGGACAATAATATAAGGAAACCGTCTTCGCGCAGCAGCGGGACAAGAAAAATACACATGAGCATTAAGATGTTCAGTATTGGTGGTTGCCAAACAGAATCTTGCTTTCAAAGGCGTGCGACCTTTCTCATCAAGCGAAGCTTGATCCGGCACAAAAGGAACTGAATTAACAACTTGCAGGAACTCCAAGACAGAAGGATCACCATTGGTGGCTTTGTTCGGGTTCATGAAAGCTACGTCATCAAGAACAACAGTGTGCATAGAGGTCGAAAAGCCATCCCAAAACTTAGCAGCAGGGTTTCGCGTATAAACAAAATGATCTTCCAAAGGAAGTCCCTCCGTTTTAGCGAAATGCTTGCAAAGCATATCCTTGATAGATGATTTTCCTATTCCAGAAGCACCACAAACAAGTACCGAAAAGGGAGCATCTCTGCTCTCTCGTGCTGCTTGTCTGGTGGTTAGTTCAGAATCAATCAAATATAAGTTGGAAAGGCTCTTTCGTATGAAGCGAGACTCAGAAGCATCAAAATCCTTCGAGTGCCGTAAAATAGCTTCACCTTCCTCCACAGTTCTAGCTAAATTAGCACGGAACTCGAATTCAGTGAAACCATGTGCTTCAGGATTGTGCATCAATTGAGATTGTCTTTGCAACAACTCACTGGAATCAAACCATTTTTGATAAGTCATCTTATTATGAAGAAAACCATCAAAGTTACCTGTACGGTAAACATAGATTCCTCTTTCACAAATGAAAGTGGTGAAATCCAAAATGGTATGAATAAAACCAGTTCGCGAGTTGTATTTCTTCTCAAGAGCCATTTTCTCAAATTCAGTGTATCCAAAAGTATCGAAATTTACACCAAACTTATCCAATATGGAATGAGAGAGAACAAAGAAAATCAACTTCTTCATCTTCTTATACAAAGGCGAAGAAACAATCCCTTCCGTAAGAAGAAAATTGGACCTAAGCATTGTAAAGAACTCCAAAGTGTCAATGGATTGGGGAGTCAAATCGTCCATGGAGACCTCTGATTCCTCATCACCTGTAACAAACTCAAAAAGATTCAAATTCATGAATCGCTCCAATAAGGAGCCACTCAAATTCATCTTCGCAAAGCGCAATGAACTTGTAAGAATATGACGATACGTTAATTTCTTGATTGAAAGATCATCAAGGAATAAAAGCACCGATTCGAGTTTGTCCAGGATCCACGCGTTCTTCTTATCAGTAATGGAGTCACGAAGATAGGCCATAACATGATCCTGTTGAAAAGATTGAAGAGAATAATCCTCGGAAAAAGGATCAATAACTTCAGTCTCCAAGTGAGGAGTAGTTACGAGAAGTTCATGAAACACATTTGCTCTGATCAACATTGGTTGCATCTCAAACGCAATGTTGTTAGTGAAAAAATTGAGAATTACAGGATCAGTCATGTTAGTAACAACCCCTGGGGGATCATTAGCTATCATTGATTGTGCATAAGCACAAAAGAACCTGTAAAATCGCTCAAGCAGTTTCACAGACAGAGGAAGACGATACAGTACAGAGCGTATATGATCAAAAAGAACATATGTCTGTGAAGTTACAGTACCATCAATAGAAGGATGATTGGGTAATTCCAATCTTTCCTTCATCAATAAAGCGTATAAGTTATCATCAAGAAGTCTAAAAGAAGGAACCAAATCATCCATTGGAAGAGGATAAGGAACCTTCTTGACATTACGCAATATTGATTCCCTAGTTCGATTATTCGAATTTCGGGAAATTGACACAGCGCTATCTGTGTCATCACAAGGGCATCGGAGAATGTTGGTAAACATTTTATCTAACTCTTCGCTCTTGTACTTTGGTTTTGAAACCTATTCTTTTTACGTACCTGGTTCAGGGTACGGTCAGTCCATAACGGGGACTAACAAAACGTGTTTCCTTGCCAGGGAAACAAATCTGATCTTATAGATCAATTCATAGTAGAGCCATCGCTCCACTTGTCAAACAATGTCGATCTATTCCAATCCGTCCAATCACGGGGGATTATCAACAAAAATTTGGTTAAGTAAAATTCCGGGACACGTGTAAATTACCCAAATAATTGTATCATTCATAGGTACAAAGGAGGGATTGTCTGAGGGCTAAAGATAAAGCACTAAAAGTGCGAAATATCCAAGCTTTCAAGTTACTACGAAAATCAAATTTCGATCAGATTAGAGCTCCGGTTGTAGGAGCCGTATAACAACTTTAAGTTGCAGTTTTTATTTTGTGGCTTTTAATTCTTGTTTTACCAATATATACAACAACTAAAAATATAAAGAAAATATAACACTTCATCGAGTGCAGTTTTTATGTTTTATAGGGTTAGGCTTATAGAGAAATAAAGCTAGTGTTTTAGAGCCTAATCAACACCAGAAATAAAACTTCACTAAATAGGTAGGTTTGTCTAACAATTACCGTACAAAATATGGAAATTCCTAATATCCAAAAGCAAATGGGACGCAATAGCGTTTACCACAGGTTTTGTTCGGATCTAATCCATAAT